ACTTTAGCATCACACGATTACCTAAGAGGTTTATTTGATGGTTCTACTAATGTAGAGTGGAAAATGGACACAGGTTTAGCCGATGATGTTGCTTATTACGGAGATGGTGTTTTTGCTGATTTATCTTTGGAAGCTGCAGCAGGTGACGAATTAACTACATTTAGCGGTTCAATTTCTGGAAGTGGTGTGATTGTAACAGTAGATCCTAACTAAATTTTATAAATATGAATAGAATAGTAATAAAACTCAAAAATAAGAATCACGACTTTTGTTTTGGACTTGGATTCATGGGCAATTTATTAGAGCAGTTAGATTGCTCTATTGACGAACTCATGCAAGGAATACAAAAGAATCCTTTTAAGTTTATACCTGTACTAATGTTTGAATCTTACGCTTACGGATGCACAAGAGCAAAAGCAGAAAAAGAGTACGATTTGTATTCGTTTACGGATGTTATAGACGATGAGGGTGGTGTGGTGTCTGAAAAAGTTAGTAAGTTCTTAGAAGCGTTTACTGAAAGTATGACTAAAAACGTGCCAAAAGAACCTGCTAAAGTGGGAAAGAAGAAAGCGATCCAGTCAAGAAAATAGATTGGGCTTCTGATGTTATTTCTTTCGCCTTAGGAGAATTAAAATGTCCGTCCTTGGAATATGTTTACAATATGACTTGGGCGGAATTTTGTATAAGGCAACACGCTTACAGAAGAATGGAAAAAAATTCTTGGTATAAAGTTAGAGAAATAGCTTATCAGTCGATGATCGGCTCGCATTTAGACCCTAAGAAACTACCTAAAAGCCAAGAGAAATACATGGGCTTAGAGGGTAAAAAAGAATCTGTTAACTTTGTAATGATGGATAGAATGAGAAAAGCCAGAGAGGACTATTTAAAAACTAAAGAAAATGGCGAGTGAAGATTTAGAAGTAAAAATTGGGGCGAATATTGACGGCTTAATGAAAGAACTTAAAAAGGCAAAGTCTGGTCTTAAAGGTTTTCAGTCGAGTATGAGTGAATTTTCTAATAAATTAAAATCTTCGGGGAGACAAATGTCTGCTTTTGGTTCGAGTTTATCCCGTAGCGTTACACTTCCATTGGTTGCTGCAGGAATAGCAGCCGTTAAAATGGGTTCTGACTTTGATAAGTCAATGACCAAAATAAAAACTTTGGTAGGTATTGCAGGAGATGAGGTAGACAATATGTCTGTTAGAGTTAAGAAGTTGGCAAAAGACACGGCAATATCATCAACAGAGGCAGCAGATGCTTTGTTTTTTATAACATCTGCAGGTATAAAAGGAGCGACTGCCATGGAAGTATTAGAGGCTTCTTTAATGGCTTCAGCAGTTGGTTTAGGAGATACTAAGACAGTTGCAGATTTAGCGACTTCTGCGATGAATGCTTACGGCTCAGAGGTATTAAGTGCTTCAAACGCTACAGATGTAATGTTAGCAACAGTTAGAGAGGGTAAACTTGCCCCCGAAGAATTGGCTGGTGCTATGGGTAGAGTATTACCTTTGGCGAGTGCTATGGGTGTAGAGTTTAACGAAGTAGGTGCTGCGTTCGCTGCACTATCTCGAACAGGTACAAATGCAGCAGAAGCAGCGACACAAATAAGAGGTATATTTTCATCTTTATTAAAACCTACTACAGAAGCAGAGGGTGCTTTGCAAAGCATGGGTTTATCTGCACAAGGTTTACGAAAATCTTTAGCAGACGATGGACTTTTGGCTACTTTAGAAATATTAAAATCAAAGTTTGAAGGGAATGAAGATGCTGCAGCCTTAGTATTTGGAAACATTAGAGCGTTGAGTGGTGTTTTAGATTTAGTGGGAGCAAATGCAGATACTACTAAAACCATATTCGACAAGATGAACAACACAATGGGCGATACTTCTACTGCCTTTGATAAAGTTGAAAAATCTTCAAGTTTTAAACTTGCTAAGTCTTTAAATAATATAAAGGAAACTTTTGTAGATTTAGGTGCGGTTTTATTACCTATAGTTATCCCTGCGCTTCAAAAACTATCTAACTTTGTAAAAAACGTTGCAAAGTCTTTTTCTGATCTTGACCCGTTTACAAAAAACTTAACATTGTCGCTTGTGGGAATAGCTGCAGCATTACCTTTAGTGATTTCTTTATTTGGTGGGTTGCTTACTGTTGTGGGTGCATTGCTTACTCCTGTAGGTTTGGTTGCTGCTGCTATAGCTGCTTTAGGTGTATTAATATACAAAAACTTTGATGAGGTTATTGATGTAGTATCTGACTTTTATAATTGGTTTGTTAAAATATACAATCAAAGCGCAGGTTTAAGAAGTGTTATAGAAGCTATAGGATTGTCTTTTAAATTTGTTTGGATAAGTGCTAAACTGCAATTTAAAAACATTTGGGCATTATTAAAGACAGTAGGAAATAATATAATGAACTTGTACTCTGGAGTAGGAAAAGTTTTAGAGGGTGCTTTTACCTTGAATAAGGGTAAAATAATGGAGGGTGTTAAAGATGTAGGCAAAGCATTAGGCGAGGGTTTTGACAATTTAGAAAAAGAGGTAGTTAAAAACGGAGAAGAAGCAGGTGAAGAGATAGGGCAAGCCGTTACAGACTCTTTGAATAGAATAATAAAAGGAAACTTAGAAGAGACTACACCAGAAAAGCTAAAAGAGGGTCTTTCTAATATGGCAGACAATGTAAAAGAGTTTGCTAAGAGTGTGGGTAATAGTGTGGGTTCTTTTTTCTCTGACGGAGTTTCAGAGGGTGCTTCTGGAAACTCTTTTAACCCACAAGCGTCTGGAATAGACGAGACAGGCATGGGGGTCGGTGGATTGGTTGGTTCTGCTTTAATACCATCTTCAGAAAAAATGACAGATGATGAAGCAAGACTTGCAGAGCATCAAGCAAATATACAACAGGGTTTAATGGATTTAAACAATGGTGCGAATGATATAATAAGCGGATCAATTGCTGGAACTTTTTCGGGCTTAGGCGATGCCATAGGTAACGCATTAGCAACAGGGGGCAATGTGTTAAACGCTGCGGGTAACGCTATTTTAGCAGGCTTAGGGGGGTTTCTTTCTGACATGGGTAAGTTGCTAATTCAATACGGAACTTTAGCTGTTATTAAAGGGAAACTTGATAATGTTATAAAAACAGGTGGAACAAAGGCAATAATCGCAGGAATAGCAGCGATTGGAGTGGGTATTGCTTTATCTGCTGCAGGTTCTGCCATGGGTAGTTTAGCAAATAAAGGTAGTGGAGGTTTTAGTGGAGACACGGGATCAAGTGGAAATATAGGAGCAAACGCACCGACAAATACAAATACAAACTTTGGTAATTCTGGAGGCAGTAACTCATTGCAAAACGTTGTATTTGAAATACAGGGAACAAAATTAGTAGGTGTAATAAGTAACACGCTAAACAGAAATAAATCTTTAAGCGGTAATTTAAGTTTAGGCTAAATGGCATTAAAATACGAATTAAAATACGATGATATTGTAGGGGTAGAACATCACTTTGAATTGTTTGACGACAATTACACGGGTTCGCCTATTGAGGTTTATGGTCGTATTACTTTAGACTATGGACAAGTAAAAGAAAATTTAGAAGCGATCAGAGGTCAAGGTTTACGTGTAGACTTAGAGGCTGATGTAGATTTAACTTTTGAAGAGTTATTTGAGGAGAATGAGAAAACTTTTCTATGTACATACAAGCGAGATAGTCAAATACTTTTTAGAGGTTGGTTAAATCCAGAGGGTTTTTTTGAGGACTATGTAAACGACAAATGGCAGGTTTCATTTGATTGTATTGATGGGCTTGGATATTTAAAAGAATTATCTTTCGTGGATAATAACGGCTTTAATATCGTAGGTATTAAATCACAATTAGAGATTTTATCTCTTGCACTACGAAGAACGGGAATACAGGAAAATATAAACGTTGCTATAAATATCTTTTATGACACTTTGGCAGATACAGAGAGTGTTTTAGAGAATGTTTTTGTTGACTGCAGTAGATACGTAAGAGATGATGGAGGTACTATTTCAAGTTGTGAGGAGGTTGTAAAAGACATTTTAGAGCCTTATGGTGCAGTTTTAGTATCTAATAAGGGAGAATGGACGATATACAAGCCAAACGAATTATTTAACGACTCTAATATAACTTTTTTTAAATATGACTATTTAGGTACTTCTTTAGGTACCGAAACAATAGATTTTGATTTTACAATAGGAAGCCAATTAGATGAGTTCTACCCACATCACGCAAACGCAAACCAGAGATTTACAAACATCCCAAGTGTTGGAGCTTACAGAATAAATTACAAGTTTGGAGACACAAGACCATTAACTAATAATAAAGACATTTATAATGATGATGGAGTTGTTGATTTTTGGACTTTTGGAGGGAATGATTTTTATTATGATGAGCCAGAATCTGGAGGCAATGGTGTTACTATAAGATCAGCAAGCACGCAACAAAGCGTTAATATTAACGATGCGATACTCTTGTCAGATGGGGCTTTAGTTGAGTCTACTTCTAATTTAACCCTAAGAACAACTATAAAACTACTACCTTTTTCCAATCCAAACGTTGTTGAGGCAAGTAATTTAGATTATGCAATATATGTCTCAGATATAGATATAAACAACCCGAGTGCGGTAGTTTATAGATATAGACAGTTTGATAATACTTGGATTTTATTAAGTTCCGTGTCTGGTACATCGGGAGTAGTAGGGGCTTCTACCAATCAAGTCACAACAGATATTCAAATTTTAAACGTGCCTATAAACGGGTTAATATATTTAGCCGTTTATATAGATTCTGAGGTTTTTTTTAATCCTGGAACTATTTACTTGTCTGAGTTGTTTTTATTTTTTTCAGAGCAACAAGGACAAAACTCAAAAGGATTAGAATACACTTTTCAAAGAACAGAAAAACCAAGCGCAAGAATATTAAACACTAAAAAGGTTTTAAGCGGAGACGATCCTTTAAACGCTTATTTAGGCACTTTGTATAAATCGGATAGGGTAACACCTACCGAAAATTGGTACAGAAAAGAAAACATTTATCAATCTACTACAAATTATTATGTAAAACCGAACGTATTTGCACCAAACTACGGAGGAAGTACTAATTTTTTATATTATTTTCCCGATGTAGACTTAACAGGAGCGACAACTATAACAGACGAAAACGGCAAAACACGGTCTGCAATATCTGTAAATTATTATACCGATACAACTATAGGTGATTTGTTCGTGCCTGGAGGTGTTCCATTTACGGGAACACGTATAGAATCAAACAACTTCGTAGAAAATAACGTAATAGAGGACGATTTAGTTAGTTTTATAAAAACTTTTACTGTTTTAGTAGACGGAGAAGTAAACAAACCTATTTTAGAAATAATGGGCAGCGAAACGATGAGAATGACGGCAAAAACAATGCGTATTTTCAGCGGTGATGTGTTTGGGTATTTTGACTATTTGAGCAGAGTAAACATCGACCAAAGAGCAGGAAAGTACGGAGTAACTAAATACTCTTACGACACTTATAACAATGTTATTTCTATGGAAATTAAGCAAATGTACGGTACTGCTTTGACTGATTTAAGTGTTGAGACAGTCATAGAAACCGACAACGTGGTAGAGCCTACCATTCGAGGATAGTTAAAAATAAAAATTGTATTTTTACAATATGAGTAATTTTACAAACGGAGCGTATAAAGTTTTGAGTATTAAGGTGAGAGGAAACTACTTGCCTGTGGGTTGCTTAACTGAGAATAGTTTTTCTGAATCAGTTGAAACAATAAGCACTACGGTAAGAACAAACCCAAACGGATGGGCAACTTCTCGACCTACAATACAAAGCTATAATATAGACTTTAGTGGTTTAATATTACAAGACTCTTTGTCTGCTACATTTTGCACATTTAACGACATAAGAACCTTTAAAAGAGGTCGTGAGTTGATAGAATGGAAGATTGAAAACGATGTAGGGGTATCAGATTATGGAAAAGGTTATATTGTATCTTTGGGAGATACTGCAAACATAGACGAGTTTGTATCTTTTAACGCAAGTATAACAGGATATGGCGAACCAATATCAAACCCAGACATAATAGGAGCATTAGACGAAGAACTAAATTTTGAACTTTAAAAAATAAAAAATGGCTAATAGAATAAATTATACTGACAAAGTAGCATTAAACGCAAGGACAGAAATAGCAGAAATAAACAAGCATACTGCTGCAAATGATAACGAAATAAAAAACGTTGTAAATGCACACGCTACAAATATAGAAACATTAGAAGCCAATCAAACGAGTGGAGTAATAAGAGCAGATACTATTGTCGATGAGGGTGATGGTCGTAGTTTCTTGCCTGTTGCAGGTGATACTTCTACTGCTTACATTGTAGATGGAGAGACTGCACCAGACGAAGCTAAAAATGGCAATTATGAATGGGACGGAGCAGCATACACAAAAACTGCTTATCAAACAGTTGCAGGTTCAAAAACAGATTTAGCAACAAACGGAAGCCAAGATGTTTTCACAAGTCAAGGGGCTTTTAATTTAGACGCAGATTTACAAGGTCAAATAGATTCTAACGATGTAGAGATAGCGCAAAATATTTCTGATATTGCACAAAATACATTAGACATTACACAAAATGAATCTGATATTGCTGACAACCAAACAAGATCAACAGATACGGAAAATATTCTTTTAGTTGGTTCAGATGCTTACACACACGCAGAAAGGGGTGTTGTTGATGGTTTCACGACCGAAAGACTTGTACAGTTGGATAACGAAATAGAAGCGAACTTAGATGCTGATTTTTATTTCAAAGCAGGGCACTCTAAAGGTGCAGGAAAAATTGGAATTGCCGTGCCGGATGTTTCTGCTGCTGATTTATCAATTTCAAGAAATTCAAACGCAACATTTGTAAACAAAAGAGGGTTGATTGAAACCGCTTTGCCTAACGTACCAAGATTTGATTGGTCAAGTGGAGAACCTGCTCTTTTACCAGAACCACAAGCATCGAATTTGATTGAGTATAGTGAAGATTTTACTCAATGGAATGATTCTACTTCGGGTTCGGGTAGTTCCGTTGTTGTAAATTCAAACAATGCAGTAAGTCCAGACGGAACAAGTAACGCAACAAATTTACAGTTCGATTTAAACGGAGGAAATACTTCTTCGGATAACTCATTATTGGAAATTAGTTACAGTGCAACAAATGGTCAAGAATTGACATCTTCAATATGGATAAAGTCAGCAGATTCTAACGATTACGTTGTTACTCTTGATAGCGATAGCCAACGATTCTTAGTAATCACTGCTACCAATCAATGGCAAAGGTTAGAGACTTCAAGAGTAGGAGGTAATACAGGCACGAGGACTATGAAATTAGGTCTAAGAGGTTCTTCTGTAACTTCTGACAATGCAAACATTTTAGTTTATGGCGCACAACTTGAACAAGGCTCAGTAGCAACATCATACATTCCAACAAACGGAGCAACTGCAATAAGATTAGCAGATACAGGTATTCAAACAGGAGATATTAGTCAGTATATTGATAGTAGTAATTTTACTTTAGAGTTTACTGCTAAATTTTCATATTTAAACGATTACATTTCGGTTTCAAATGGAAACAGCGCAAACTCAGTTGGAATATTTGGTGAAACAAATACAGTGTTTAGAGCAAATTATTTATCCAATAATGTAAACAATAACGAATCTTCTATAACGGTTTTAAGTGTTTTTGATTGGCACGATTTTAAATTAGTTTTTTCTAATAATGTTTTAGATTTATTTGTTGATGGTGTTGCAGCCACAACCAATATTTTAAATACAGAGCCTAGAAATTTTACATTTAGCCAATTAAGCCTTAGTACACCACCTTTTGGCTCTTTCAGAGGTCAAATAAAATCTATAAAAATATCATAATGAAACACGGAAAATATTTATTCCCAAGCCTTGAAAAGGCACAGGAAATGGCTGAGAGTATAAAGTCAACGGAAGAGAATCCAAACAATAACGCAATATTTGGTTTAAAGGCTGAAAAGATTGCTGAAGTGGTAAACGAGGATGGAGAATTAGAAGCACAGTTTTCTGATAAATACCAACTTGATGTTATTTGGGACTACTTAGAGAACGAGGGAACGCAAGAAGAACCAATTTACAAGCATCCTTACGGATGGAAAACATACGCAGTAAATATAAGTGGAGAGGGCAACACAAGAGTTTTAGGTGGTAACTATCAAAGAGACAAAATATAAACTATGAGTTTCACAGATATTAAAATATACTTATTTAGTTCACTATCTCTTACAATAAGCATGAGTAATATTGATTTAGCATTGAAGATTGTATTATTATTGGTAACGATAGGATATACTTTGACTAAGTGGTTTTTAATGATAAAGAAAAATGACAAAAAACTTTAGCAAATCAGAATTTGACTCAAAAGATGGCGAAATAATGCCTCATTGTGTCTATGACAATATAAAAGAATTAGCTAAGAATATTCAAGTTGTTCGTGATTTTATAGGTAAACCTATGAAAATAAATAGTGGTTATCGTTCAATAAGGCACAATAGAATAATAGGTAGTAAAGACACCTCTCAGCATACATACGGAAAGGCTTGTGATATTAGCATAGAAGATATTTCTCCTATTGAATTGTATGAAATAATAGAAGCGTTAATTGAAGAGGGAGCAATAAGAGAGGGAGGTTTAGGATTGTATAACACATTTGTTCACTACGATATAAGAGGAACAAAGGCAAGATGGGATAATAGATAAATATGGCAAATAATATAACTTCAACAAGTGGTGGGTCAGGTATCAGTGGAGGTAGTTCTACTCAAAGCAATTTAAACAGTCTAGACACTACAAACAACGCTAAGGACACTTCTTTTGAGGTTAGACCTGATAGAGTAAAGAGCACTGATATACCTAAATTAAAGCCTGAGAAGGGTCGTATTATCTACGATATAGACGAGAACTTAAATAAGTTTTGGAACGGAGCGCAATGGGTTAATATTAGCGCAAACACCACAAACAACATAGGTTATCAGTACATAGTAACATTTTATTCTGATTTACTATTAGTATCAAGTCCACAAGAAGGAGACCTAGCAAGAGTATTAAAAAGCTCAGGAGTTCCTTTTATAAACAGAAAAATATCAGGCGCATATGTTTATCTTAGTGGTGTTTGGGAATATGCTTCTCAAGACTTACAAGACGAGATACTATCAAATGATGCTGACATACTTGCTCTTCAGATTGGTAAGTTTGACAATCCAACAGGTGCTAATTCTCAATATTTAGCAGGAGATGGTTCTATTGAAGATTTAAGTAATGTAGCGTCAACGGACTTAGATAATGAGTTAATTATAGGTACTGATGGCAAACTGTATGTACAGACAGGTTCATCAGCAAGTGGATTGCCTGTTGGTGGAGAAAAGAATCAGTTGCTATTCAAAGATAGTAGTACAGATTACGATGTATCTTATCAGTATGGATGGTTTGATTATTTAACAAATGTGAAGTACACAAACAATAACACAAGTATAACAGGAGGAACAGTAAGAGAGGCTACGCTAAGAGGAGATACAGTTTACAGGTACACAACAGATGCCTTTACAGGTTTATACCCTACTACAGATGCGTTTTACAGCTCTTTTGACGGCACTAACGTTACAAATAAAATAGTAGAAAAAGGAGATTAAATCTAACATTTAAAAATAGCTATGAAACTAAAAATTACTAACCCTATTGATTCTTTTGACATGGTAGAGGTTATAGATTTTAAAT